GACGGCCGGGAACGATCCGGTGACGCCGTGCGGCGACCAGCATGACTACGGCTGCAAGATTCTCGATCGCGTGCTGACCGATGAAGCCTGCCTCGTGTTCATCGCGCATGCCGAGCCGACCGATCCGCCGTTCGCCGTCCGCACCTGGCGCAAGGCGAATCCGAACTACGGCATCTCCGTGCGGCCGGATGATCTGAAGGCGCTCGCGATGAAGGCGCGCCACATGCCGCCGGCGGCCGCGGCCTTCAAACAGAAGCGGCTGAACCTCTGGGTCAATGCGGCCGTGCCGTGGCTCTCGCTCGACGGCTGGCGCCGCGGTCAGTCCGCCTGGCACCCGCACGATATGCGCGGCCGGCGCTGCTGGCTGGGGATCGACATGAGTTCCAAGATTGACCTGACGGCCGTCGCCGCCGTCTTCCCGCCGGAGACGGAGGAGGAGCGGTGGCGGCTGCTCGTGTGGACCCTGACGCCGGCCGACACACTCGAAGAACGCGCACACCGCGACCGTGCGCCGTATTTGCAATGGGTCACGCGCGGCTATCTCCAGACGAATCCCGGCAACCGCATCGACCAGGACGTGGTCCTCGCGCTGGTGCAGGCAGCCGGCGCGCTGTTCGATGTCCAGCAGGTCGGCCTCGATCCCTGGAATGCCGGGAACCTCGTCAAGGATCTGCAAGACGAAAGTTTCGACGTCATCGAGATCGACCAGAACATGCGGCAGATGAGCACGCCGTCGAAAGACTTCGAGGCGGAAGTCCTCGACGGGCGGATCGACGGCGGCGGTAACGAGCTGATGACGTGGGCGGTCAGCAACGCGGTTGTGCAGCGAGACAATAAAGACAATATCTACCCGATTAAGAAACGCAGCCGCGGCCGCATCGACCCGCTCATTGCCGCGCTGCTGGCCTATAAGCTGGCGACGTTGGAGGAGCACACCCGCATTGCAGACGATCCGGATCTCGTCGTCGCGTAACCCGGTCCCGGGTGTACAATCCCGCCGGTAAGAGCCTTGCCTGATTCCCGCAGACCGGGCCGCCCACCCCTCGATGATGACGACCCGTCAGTCGCCGTCACGGTGAAGATGCCCGGCCGCCAGTACGACGACGTTTGCGAGCGCGCACGGCGTGAGCGCGTGTCGGTACCTGAAGTCATCCGTCGGTCACTCGACCCGGAAAAAAGGAATCCAAAATAGGTCAGCCCCCCTGACCTCTGCTATTGCTGACGGCACGTGGGCTTCTGGTTCCGTCCGCCCTGCGTGCTCAAGACCGTGGTCATCAACCTGAAGGACGAGCCGGATGCGGCGATCCGCGGCGTTCTGTGGTCGACGCGCGGACCGTGGTTGATCCTGCGCCAGGCCAGCGCGCTGCACGGCGGAACACCCGCAGCACCGATCGACGGAGAAGTCGTCGTGCACACCGACAACGTGCAATTTATCCAAGTGCTCCCGAGCCCGCTGTGATTGTCCAATCATTCGGCCAACTCCAAGCCGTGCGACCAGGCGTCACCGCGTTCCCGAGCGTACCCGGCTACGCGCCGGAGGTCAGCTGGTCGATTGACGAGGCCGATGACAGCTACGGCGAGATCTACGCGACGCAGCCGAACATTCGCATCTGCGTCGACTTTCTGTCGCGCAACACCGCGCAGATTCCGATTCATGTCTACCGCCGCGTGTCCGACACCGATCGCGAGCGGCTCGTCGACCATGATGTAGTGCGCTGGCTGACCCATCCGAATCCGTCGACGACGATGTACCGGCTCATCGAAGACCTGATGGGCGACCTCGGGATTTACTTCAATGCGTACTGGGTCAAGGTGCGCTATGCGGACGAGAACGGGCGCGGCCTCGGCCTGGTGCGCGTGCCGCCGTATGAAATGAAAGTCATCGGCGGCCTGCTGCCGACGTCCTTCATCTGGACGCGCGGCGGACGGACGATGCCCTTCCCCCCGTCTGAGATTGTCCACTTCGACGGGTTCAATCCGCTCAATCCACTCAAGGGACTCTCACCGCTCGTGACCCTCGCCGGCCTGCTCCGTGAAGACCAGGCCGCGACGGCGAACCGGGAAGCCTACTGGAAGAACGCCTCCCGGACGGAAGGCATCATCGAGCGGCCGAGGGAAGCGCCACGCTGGACGCCGGAACAAAAGCAGGCATGGCGCGAGCAGTGGCAGTCGCGGTATGCCGGGCCCAGCAATGCCGGCATGGTCCCGGTGCTCGAAGACGGGATGACGTTCAGGCCGACCGTGTTCTCGGCGCGCGACTCCGAATACACGCAGAGCGGCAAACTACGCCGCGAAATCTGCGCGGCCGAATACCACATCCCGCTGCCGATGGTCGGCATTCTCGATCACGCCACGTTCAGCAACGTCAAGGAACAGCACAAGCAGCTCTATCAGGATTGCCTCGCACCGTGGCTCAAAATGATCGAGCAGGAAATCATGCGCCAGTTGCTGGTCGAGTCTGCCGACCAAGACGACGTCTACGTCGAGTTCAACATCGCGGAGAAGCTCAAGGGCTCGTTCGAGGAGCAGGCCAGCGCGCTGCAGTCAGCGGTCGGACGGCCGATCATGACGCCGAACGAGGGCCGCGCACGGCTCAACCTGCCGAGCATCAAGGACGACCCGACGGCCGATCAACTCGCACCGCAGCAAGGCGGCCCGTCCGACGCGACGGCGAATCCGACGAATAACAATCCGACCGTCGTCGACGCGGAGCCGGTCGATACCGCGGCCGCCGTCGTCGCTGCGACCCGCGCGCGGCAACGGGCGCGGCTGCAAAAGGTCCCGGCCGCCGAGCGGTCGAGTGCCTTCTACCTCGAGATCGACCGCTGGAACCGCGAGCTCGCCCGGGACCTGGCCCCGCACGTCGGTGACGGGGAGGCCTCGCGCCTCGCCCTGCATCACAACCTCGACCTGTTCACGGAGCTGGACTCATGAAGGCGTATGAACACGTACTCGCGTTCGCAGTCGAACATCCGTGGAACCTCACGCGGCCGATGCTCGGCGTCATCGCGAGTATCCTCGCGCGCCGCATCAGCGGGCATGACGTCGATCGGGCGGAAATCGAAGCGGCGATCGTCAACCGGAAAGAATTGCCGCAGCCGCGCCGGGGTACCGTCGCGGTCATTCCGGTCTACGGCGTCATCGCGCCGCGCATGAACCTGATGAGCGAGCTGTCAGGCGGCACGACGTTCCAGCAGCTCTCGCAGGATCTCCGCGCCGCGATGGCCGACAAGGCCGTCAAGACGATCGTCTTCGATATCGACTCACCCGGCGGCAGCGTGGCCGGCAATGCGGAGTTTGCCGCGGAGGTCATGCGCGCCCGGACGAAGAAACCGATCATCGCGCAGGCACAGTACACGATGGCCTCGGCCGCCTACCAGCTCGCGGCCGCCGCGACGGAAATTGTGGCGGCGCCGTCGGCCCTGGTCGGCAGCATCGGTACGTTCTCGATTCACGATGACCTGTCCGAGGCGCTCAAGCAGATGGGCATCAAGCGCACCTACATCGCCGCCGGCGAAGGCAAAGTCGAGGGCAATCCGACCGAGCCGCTCGGCGACGAGGCGCAGGGCCGAATGCAGGCGCGCGTCGATGCCGCCTACGACACCTTTGTGACCACCGTCGCCCGCGGCCGCGGCCAGGGCGTCACGGCGGAGAAGGTGCGCAGCGAGTGGAAGGCGCACGTCTATGGCGCGACCCAAGCGAAAGCGATCGGCATGATTGACCGCGTAGCGACACTCGATGAGACGCTCGCGCGGCTGCTGGACTCGTCGGACGACGTGATCGACACACGTGCGGCGCTGGACTCAACTGTCGTCGATGACACGCCGCAGGACGCCTCGCGCGTATCCGGCCAGGATCGTCGGCCGCAGTTAGAACTCGAACGTGCGACGTTCGAGCTGCTCATCGGCATGTAACGCACTTCTGGAGTGGAGCCATGAATACCGCGATCCTCGAACGCGACCTGACGACCAAACGAGATCAGGCCGCGGCACTGTTGACGAAAACGGCGAAGGAATGTCAGGCGTACGAGGAGAAAGACAAGGACGGCAAAGTGACCGTCTCGGGCCGCCTGATGACCGACGCTGAGAAGGCCGCCATTCAGGCGATCATCGACGATGCGAACGGCATCAAAGCGCAACTCGAAAAGGCGAAGGGCACTGAGGCGCTCCAGGCCGCGATCAATAACCTCACCGCCGGCATGTCGGACAGCGATGCCGCGGTCGTCCGCCGCGACGTGCGGAAGTCCCTCGGCCAGCAGTGGGTCGAGTCCGACGCCGGGCAGTACTTCATCAAGAAGCGGCATCAGGGCACGCGGAACTGGGCCTCGCCGGTCGCCGAGATCTTCGACCCGCAGAAGATCTACGGGACGACGCTGACGGAGAACCCGGCCTCGGGCGGCAAGCTGATCGTCCCCGACTACCAGGCGGGCATCCTCCCGCTGCAGTTCAAGAAGCTGACGATCCGCGATCTGCTCGCGAGCGGCACGACGAACTCGAACTCGATCGTCTACATGGTCGAGAAGACGTTCACCAACGCGGCCGCGACGGTCGCCGAGGGT